TACAGCCTGCTGGGTATGCTCTGCTTCCATGCTGGCTAAATTGAAGTCAACACCTAAGGATACAGGTTCCGGGCTGTTTATCTGTGAGAACGGACTGATTGACGGTTATCCGGTGTACGTGACAGAATATGTGGAAAAGGATATGCTGGGATTCGGCGTATTCAGCTATGAGCTGGTAGGTCAGTTCGGTAAGATGCGTATGACAGTAGACTCACAGTCTGCAGCCGTAGCTAAAAAAGACCTTACCTACTTTATTTTCAACACGCATTACGACATGTTGACACTGCGCTCGGAAGCGTTCGCTGTGGGTAAGGCAACTTTGGGATAACAATTCGTATTTGTAACAGGACTGGGGTAACACCCAGTCCTTGTATTAATAAATTATGGCTGTAGAGGGTATAAAATTCACGGTAGATGTCAGCAGAATTAATCAGATGATTAAAGATCTGTCATTAACTAACAGGGAAGCCAAGAGCGCGATACGAAGAGGGCTCGCGGCTGCCGGAGGAATCATCCGCAAACAGGCCGTACAGAACCTTAGAAGTGTGTCCGGTAAGAATGGAAGAATCAACTACCGACCAATGCAGCGATTTGTGAAGTTCAAGGTTTATAAGGATCTGGGCGGCGTACGAATTGACATCCTGGGTGGGCTTACCCGGAAACAGTCAGCAAGTTATCGTAAGAGAGGTATAAGAGACATCGCATATACATTAAAGTTCTTTGACCTGGGCACTTCAGACCGATATAACAAAACAGGGCGTAAGCTGTCGAAGAAGAGATACACCGGACGCATACAGGCATCCCACTTCTTTCAGAACGCAGTCAAGGCTAAACAAGCGGAAGCTCAGACAAGTCTTGGTAACCTGATTGAAAAGTATATTAACCGAATAGCATCGAAAAAATGAGTCTATCAGTAGCGGAGCACATATTGAGCCGGATGAATCTCTCAGAGGAACTGAAGGTAAAAGTCGGAGACCGGATGTATCCGGTAGCCTTATCAGCGGAAACGAAATTTCCTTTTATCTGCTACGAGCGTACCTCCGTATCTCCCTTGCGGACGAAGGATATAAGAAGCGGTGAGGACGCAGTAACAGTAGACGTATTCGTATTCTCCGATAACTACAAGGAGTCCGTACAGGTGGCAGAGCTGGTACGTAAGGCGCTGGACTGTACTGGAGGGATATACAATACGTTCCGGGTAACGGAGTGCTACATGGAAGATGCCATGGAGTCATTCGCAGAAAACGTATATATACAACAATTAGTATTTAACTTAACTACAACAAGCGTATGAGGAAAGTATTAAAAGGTAAAGACTTTATGGTCTTCGCAGACGGGAAAGCCGTGGCACTTGCTACCAACCACCAGCTCACCCTGAACATCGATACTACCAGCACGGCATCCAAGGATAGCGGGCTGTGGGACGAGTCGGAAGTGACTGGGTTCAACTGGGAGGCCTCCTCCGAATCATTTGGAGCCCCTGACGAAGGAACCCCAGTAGATATCAGTTATGAAGCATTGATGGACATGGCGCTGGGCGCTCAGAAAGTGCCTATCATCGCAGGTATTCCGAAGAATAAGAGTACCGATGGGGTGCCTGAAGGAGGATGGACTGCTCCAGATGGTTCTACCACTACATACTATAAAGGTGAGGCAATCATTACCAAGGTGGACCTGAAAGGACAGAATGGTGATAATATGACCGTGTCTGCTACATTTAAGGGTGTTGGCAAATTGGTAAAAATGAAAACACCAGCAGCATGATAGTAAGTATTGACAATAGGGAATACTATCTCCGGTACAGTCTCCGATCGCTGTTCAAGTATGAACAGCTGACTGGGCATCCGTACGAAGGGAAGAAGCTGGAGGATGCATACCTGCTTCTTCATGCCTCCTTCATGGCATGCAATCCGGAATACAGCCTGACATTCGAGCAGCTGATTGACCAATGCGACATCGACCCGACAATCTTTGACGGATTCATGGAACTGGTGAAGACAGAGGCCGACCGCCTGGAGCAGCTTAAAAAAAAAGCGAAACTGGCGAAGACAAACAGGAAGAAGGACTGAGCATAGTACGTCTGTATGAAGAGATAGTCTGTAAGGGCGGCGTATCTCCGGAATACTTCCTTGACAGGATGGACATACCGGAGTGCGTCGCCTATATCACAGGTCTGCGGAGGAAAGAACGGTCGGAGCTGGAAAAGTGGGCCTCTCTCCGACCCTACTGCAGGGACCTGGAACTGGATGACGTAATGACTCTTGACGGAGACCTGGACGATGTAGAGAGCCGGGAAGACCGCAAGAGAGAAATGGAAGAATTAAGGAAACGCGCAAAAATGTTTGAACATCATGGCTAATATATTTACCCGATTACTGCTTGACAAGAGCGATTTTGATGCGAACTTGAAAAAGGCTCAGGGAAGCATCAGCAGTTTCGCTAATACTTCAAAAGGTATAGTTTCAGGATTGACTAAAATTGGAGGGTATGCCGCCGCATTTGTCGGCATAAGTAATTCCATCCATGCTGCTGTCACGGCGAATATGGAATTTGAAAAGTCCTTGTCTTCACTGCGTGCCCTTACGGGTGTGACCGCAGATGAACTGAACTATTTCCGTTCGGAAGCTATCCGCATGGCGATGGACAGCACCCAGTCGGCCACGCAGATGGTAGACGCCTACAAGCTTATCGGGTCGCAGATGCCGGAGTTGTTGAAGAACAAGTCGGCCCTGACAGCTACCGCTGAGGCGGCTGTGACGCTGGCTGAGGCAGCAGAGCTCGACGTACCTACCGCCGCGAAAGCCCTTACCGGCTCTCTTAACCAGATGGGACAGTCCAGTGTACATGCAGCAGAGTATATCAACATTCTTGCCGCAGCCTCCCAGCAGGGCTCCGCTGACATTCCTTATCTTAATAAGGCCATCGAGAACGCCGGAGGTGCCGCATCATCCGTAGGCATAAAGTTCAACGACCTGGTAGCCGCCATCGAGGCCATCGCACCTCGTATCACCGATGCCGGCAGTGCGGGTACCAACCTTCGAAACATCTTTCTTACGTTGGAATCCTCGGCAGACAGACAGCTAC